AGTTATGAATGAAGACGACGAATTCGGCGCTGAGTTAGGTCTACCTAGCCCTGATGATCTCGGATTTGACGACGAACCAAGTGACGATAACGGTGATGTTACTATCACATTAACTGCCGATCAAGCCGCTGCCATTCAAGCCGTCGCTGATCAATTAGCTCCAGCCGACGACGACACAGCAGAGGATGAATTTGACGCTGCTGAGGAACCGGAAGAGGGAGTTGCACATGAAAGTGCAGAGAACGCTGAAACAGTGTCTGAGGGAGATGAAACATCTACTGGAAAGCCGACAGGCGCTGGTGCAAAGACAGGTGTTGATCCTTCTGATGGTGGTGGTAAGGCAACAGATCCTGCTGCTGATAGTTTAGGTGGTAAGTCTACAGGTACAGGTGATAGTAAGGTTACAGACGACGATCCAACTACTGGTAAAGAAACTGGAGATGGTAAAAAGACTGGTGATACCAAGTACGGCAAAGGTCCATTAAAGGCCAACGCAAAGACATAAGATAAATATATAATACCTTTGATAGCCCTCTACATTAATGTAGGGGGCTTTTTTTATTAAATAATTAAAATGTTATTCACTCGAAAATTTCTTGAAGCTTTAGGGTGTAAGAATTTATACAAATTAAGAGGAAGTGCGGGTTCTGGTAGGACTCGTCAAAATTTATTACCTGCAAGTCATAGAGCAGATGCTACTTCATGTCGTATATTAGATAATTTAAAAAAGAAAAAAACTGGTATATTTCTTTTAAATGATCGAGATGTTCAAACCATAAAAGATATATACGGAATTACAGATCTTGAAGAGAAAGGTTCTAGGAATCTAGGTAATACCGGAATAACATTGTATATCGATAATAACCAATATTATATTAAAAAGTAATGGCATCAGCATGGAGTACAGATACGGTTACGGCAGTTAACTATCATAGTGACGCTGAGAATATTATTCGGTTTAATAATAAATCGTTAGGCGCTAACGAACGTAATAAGACGTATAAAAAGTGGTGGAAAGAACAAATACGGTTATATGGTACTAACGTTAGTTATTATGTCCGAAAATTTGATTTAGATAAGACTGATAAAGTATATGGCGAAAATCCGCTTCAAGGATACCAGTCTCCTGAGACAATGACTATGTTAATAGATTTAACGGACGGTGCAGTAACATATTCTCAATACGGTTTAGTATCTGATGATGAATTAACAGCAGTAATAGATATTGAAACTTATCAGCAAACTCTTTCTTCTTATTATCATTCCTCTGGTTACACCGGTACTTTAAGTGCTATGCCTAACGCTGGAGATGTATTTCAATTAACCGAATACGGTTCAATTGACCGACCTGGAGGAAAGGACGGAAAGATATTTGAAATCACAGAACGTATGGATCAAATGGTTAATGAGATTAACCAGCTTCAAGGTCATTATGTGTTTAGACTTAGAGCACGGAGAAATGATCATACGTTCTTACCAGGATTACCTGCTGAGGCTAAATCTACTCAAGTTGCCGATCAATCTGGTACTGGTCCTTTAACAGCTATTGATACAGATTATATTAATGATTTGGATACAGAACAATCAACTTATTTTGATTATGGATCTAACGACGACGTGTACGGTGACTATTACTAAATTCATATTCAACGTCTTTTAATACTGAAGGATATCTTTCGTTAATATATTTGTTAATTGGTATTGGCTTTAAGCAATCTTTTCCTCGACCGATTTGGTCGGCTTTCTCTGAAATAATATTAACAGCTTCAAATAAGCACAACCATCTTGCTAGTTGTGAGTAGTCTTTCGTGGGTTTTTTATTTATCATAAATCATTGTCCCAGTGTCTGGGAAATTCGTCGGTAATACAGTACTGATATCAATTTGTATTTTATTAAGTGTGCTACAATCTTCACAATTAAATTCATTTTCTTCGGTTAATTTTACATATACATTATTCATTTTTTTACATCCCTGACACTCAGCTAAAATTCGGTTTTGTTCAGCTAATTGAGATAATTGAAGAGCTTCCTTTTCTAGGTTTAAGCGAGCAATATATCTAAGTACATTATTGTATATAAAAAAGAATAATATCTGTATTCCGGTTGTACCGATCGCAACTTTTATAAATGTTATAAGAGAAGGGTAAAATAATGTCGCTATACTACTTATTGAAAGTGAAATTAAAGAAACAATTAATATACTTTTAACTATCTGTCTCGTCATGATCTAAATCTTCCGACACAGATTTTATAAGATCCTGAATTTTTTGCAACTTTAAATTTGCGGATTTTACAATTTTTTCGTCTAAGTGCACAGAAGGATTTTCAAAAAGCTGATTTAATAAGTAAGTAGCGTCAGATATGTTTGTGAATGCGCTACCGAGTTGCTCGATTAAATGATCACCAGGAAAAGGAACAAGGTCAGCTGAAATTTGATTATACGTCGCAGGACTAGCTTTTGCAATATCATCTAATGTTTTTGTAGTGGGTCGAACGTGTCTAGACTTTACGTCTTTCCAGTACTTGTTAGTGTACTTATATAAATCTTCAAAAAGTATGCCTTTCATCATAAGTATTTAATAAATAATTACATGGGAAAGTTTGAAAATAGGTTTTTATCTTTACTTTCAGAAGATGAACCAGGTCCGCCAATACCTGCTCCAGCGATTGATGCTGCACCAGAAGATGATAAAGAGTCTTTCGCAAATGCTTTAGATGAACCAGGTCATGCAGCTGATTTCGAGGACGTAATAGATCAAAACCCCAATGAACAGGAAGAACTTAAAGATCTACAAGAGTGGATTACGAACATTGATGATGTATTACAATACCTTAACGGCGGTGTTAATAGTGTATTAGGGAAGTTAAGAAACGATAATAAAGTAGGTACTATTTTCGCTGATGTTTCTGATTCAACAAAAAATGAAATTTTAGATGTATGTGAAAGATTGGCGGGTTTGCATCAAATTTTTAAGAACCTTTATATAGAAAAGCATAAATAATTAATATTATGGCAACACGAGCAGAATTACAAAAAGCAGTAGACGACACAATAGATGCAGCTAAGCTAGCGCGAGCCGAGTGGAAGGCGTTTGATCCAGTCGACCAGGCCAACCCAACTAGCGAAGAGCAAGATAAATCTGATGCGTTAGAAAGAGTGTATAGAGATGCAAAGAGTGCTAGAAAGAATGCTGATAAAGCATTAGCTGCTTTTGATGCCGAAAATACTGAAGTTTTCTCTGAACCAGAGCCAAAACCAGATGCCGAAAATACTGAAGTTTTCTCTGAACCAGAGCCAAAACCAGAGCCAAAACCAGCGCCAAAGCCAGCTGATAAAGCAGGTTATGCGTCTGAATTAGATAAAAAATGGGCGGTTTACATAGCTGGTGATAGAGCATTAACTGACAAGGCATGGGCTGATGAAATAGCTGGACCACGGCCTGCAGGTTGGGGTGAATAATTAAATCTTAGATAATAATAATTTACCTTTTAATTCGGTATAACTATTTTTAATTATAAATTGAGGAGTTATTTCGTCTCGGTCTATCTGCACACATAAGTCATTAAAATCTTTATAATTTAATAATTCCTCTGGCCATATAAAACATTTTTCTCCTTGACTGAGTAATAGTCGAGTTTTCTCTTTTGCTGTCTCGTCGCAATATTGATTATCAAGAACCCAAATACGTTTATGGAAGGGTTTTTGATTTATTTGTTGCTGTTGTCGTTTTGTAAAACAAGATCTACCTTTACTAATACCTCCTACTGCAACACCATTTTTAACAAAAAAACTATCTATAGGCCCTTCGAAAATAAAAATATAATCTAAATCGTTATCTATTTTATCAATATTAAATATTGTTTTATCGGCTCCTATTTTTGAAAGATATTTTGGCTTTGTATCTTTTTTATTTTGTTTTAATTTTCTCGATTGATAAAATATAATTTTATTGTCGTCATAGAAAGGTATTATTATTCTATTTTTATGGACGAAATCATTTCTACTAAACCACAACGTTTTAGGTTTATTAATTGCAGTTAGTAATCTCCTTTCTTTGCATGTAATTATAGCATGATTTACCATAGGTTCATGATTATAAAAACTACACTGTACTTTATCATATAAATTAACACAATCACCGGGAAGAGACTGTGGCGGTTTCTCCGGAGTTATGGGAATGTCCTTTTCAATAGGAATATTAAATACATTTACATTCTTACATTCATTAATTATATCAATGTAATTTTTACCTGTTACCTCTTGAACCCACTTTACAGGTGAACCACTCCAACCACAATTATGACAGAAAATATGATTTTCTTTTACTATATAGTAAAGTCTTCTTTTTTTATTCCAAGATTTACCTTCTCTACAGACCGGGCAACCGCCTTCGTATACATTAGTTAATTTTTTATACTTAGGATACCCTGCGTATTGATAAAATTTTTCTACTATATACTCCTGCGGTATAACGTCACTTAGGCTCATCTTTTACTGGTCGGACATCTACTATTTGTTTTGTAATAAATTGACCAGTATGAGGATCGTTATAATGCGCTTCCGTACGTATTTCATTACCCATTCTAACCTCTCTCATCGTAGGTGTAATTGTATTACCTGCTGGGCCCATTATGTTATTCGGATTTTTTTTATATTCAACTTTTCGCATTTTTAATCGCCTTGTTAATAATATTTATTATATTTTCGTTATTATTAAACGATTCGCGCCATGAAGAATAGTTTCTTACAATAGACCACATATTCAATTTCTTCGCTTCTTCTATAAATTTTTTATAGTCACTTTTGTGATTCTTGCTTTTTTTTAATTGTTCTTCATATACAGGTACTTCATCAGGGTAGTAATCATAACCTGTAGTTAAGTCCATTAATTTTAAATTCCTCTCGTAAATAACTTGTTGTTCTTCTGTTAGTTTATTTAAATCTAATTTTTTAAATCTAGCAAGACCGTATCTAGGTATTCCAGGTATATTATCAGATTTATCACCTGTTACTGCTCTGTAATTTAAATATTGATCTTTAGTTACTCCTGTATATTCTTCGAAGTTTTGTAGTGTAACTATTTTCTTTTTTATAGGGCTATAGATTCTTGTATCAACAGAGATTGTTTGTAGTAGGTCTTTATCAGTTGTTACTATAACACTTTTACCAGGTAGGCTAGATGACAACCAAGACATTAAATCGTCAGCCTCCATTCTTAATGGGAACATATTATGTACCCCTAATAAGGAAATAATTTCTTGTATTTTTTCTGAGTATTGATGAACTTCTTTGAATTTGTCATCGTCTCTATTTGCTTTATACTCTACAGTAATAACTTCGGTTCTAAAATTAGATGAAGGCCATTCTAATTTCTTATCCCACGTACAATAAATCTGTTTCGGTTGAAACTTATCTACATAAGATTTTAAAGATCGTAAAAATAAAAACACTTGACCAGGACTATCTTTTTCATCTAGTTTAAAATTATTAGTCCAGAATATTCGGTATAAGAGATTATTACCATCAATTATGAGATTATTTGTCCCACCATTTTTCATTTTTAATATACCACATTATAGTATATTTCAAATCATCGGCAAATGTTTTTTTGGTTTCAGAAAATTCTAATTGGTCTCCTGCTTTAACTATCATCGCCTTATATATTGAATCACTTAAGCTGTATCTAAGATCATGACCTTTTCTATCCTCAACAAAACTAATTAATTTTTTAGGTTTATCGAGTATGTCTAATATGAGATTTACAATTTCAATATTAGGTATTTCTGATTTATATTCCGAGTCGGGAGCAAGGTTATATATTGTTCCTGAGGTTCCTAGTTTTAACACGTTATATATTTTTTCGCAATGATCTTTGACGTATATCCATTGACGTATGTTATCACCTTTACCGTATACCGGTATCTGTTCGTCATTAGTAGCTTTTTGAGCGATAACTGGAATAAGTTTCTCGGGGTATTGCCTAGGACCAAAATTATTTGTACATCTTGTTACAATAATATCTTTCTTATATGTCTTATAAAAAGATAATGCTAATAAATCAGCTCCTGCTTTTGTTGCAGAGTATATAGAAGACGGTTCTAATAGGTCATGCTCTTCACTAGGATTCGAATCAAATTGTAAACTACCATATACTTCATCTGTACCTACTTGGAGAAATCTCGTATTGTCAGGTAACTGTTTTAATAATTCATACACACCTACATAATTACTATCAATAAAAACATCCCCGTCATTAATACTATTATCTACGTGTGATTCAGCTGCGAAATTTACAATATAGTCATATTGTTTGTCTAGTTTAAAATCTGAAATAGGGCAATACCATATATCTATTTCGTTATTATGACCAGGGGTATGTTTATATAAGTCCCATAAATGATTTTCGGTTTTTTGAGATACACAATAACTATAATTATCTACTATAGTTACCTTACAATTAGTACATTTATCATAAAGTAATTCAACAAAATGACTTCCAATAAATCCCAAGCCACCTGTTACTAGGATGTTTTTATGTTTCATATGCTTCTTTTTCACCCAATATTCTAAATAATGATTCTCGCTCCGTTGGCATATCTAACCCATGTGCTTTTAATTTGTCTATTGATAAAACGCAATTAGATCTATTAGCAACAATATGTTGTTTTAATTCATTGTAAGTAATAAACTTCCAATGAGGATTCCACAAACCATGATCATCTAAAATGCTACAAACTTCAGACGTTTGGAGAGGTTCAGGGTTTACACAATTATAAACACCACCGGGTAAGCCTTCGATATTAATTATTTTATTAATTACGATTAGTAAGTCCTCAATAACAGTTTTAGAGTTTACATCATTTAAGACGTTATTGTATTTTAAAATCTTACTTAAGTAGTTTTTTTGTGAATTAAAATCATTACAAATAGGCATTCTTATGCGTAGAGTATAAACATTGTCAAAGTTGTTTAAACATAATTCTGCTGCATGTTTTGTCTTACTGTACCAACTACTATCAGGGTTAGTTAACCCGAAATTTGGCTCGTCTTCTTCAGTAAACGACACTGTGTCAAACACGTCTAATGTATCATATATACACCCAGAGCTTACATTAATAAGTTTTGCGTTATGTTGAGTGCAGAATTGAGCTAACATAGTAGGTAGTGTTACGTTCAAATCCCAGCATGTTTGTTTTTGTTCTTCGCATGCGTCTACATTTGGAGAACCAGTAAAACCAACACAATTAATTATCCATTTGGTTTGTGATCCTCGGAACTCGGATATTAAATTAGTAAATAATGTTTCCTTTAACTCCTCGGGTGAAGTATATGGATAGTTCGACAAGCGAACTACATCGTATATACCTTCTAAGTTCTCTTCAAAATGCTTATAAGCCTTCTTACCAATATAACCGTTACCTAAGACAATTATTTTATTCATTTGTATTTGTTTGTTCTTGTATGTCTTTAAAAAAGTCTATGTTACTTACTCGTCGTAATAATGTTTCAATAGCGTCATAATCTTGAGGATTCTTACCTGAAACAATTACTACACTTTCTCCTTTAAGGTCATATCCGAGTAATATAAATGATTTTAGATGCTCAGCAAGATAATCATTAATAAACGACATATCTTGTTCTTCCATAGATTCAACAGACTCGGCTGCGTTAATGCTGGATTTTAATAGATTATCAAAATTTTTAGGTTTTGGCATTTGTTTTTTCATTAGGTGTAATATTTTTTTCGATTAATTTAGTCATAATAACCTCCATACTATCTGTTTTTAATTGAAGATTTTTAAATAACACACCATCATGTAATTCGAATTTAAAGTCACCTGTCCAGTCATAATTAACATAACACGTTATAAATAAGGCTGCCTTTTCTGGATTAATCATTATTGTCCAGCGTCTCGGGTCTTCAGAAGTATAATCAGAAAAAATTCTATTGACCTTATAACCGTTATCTCTTAAGCGCTTGATAAAATAACCACAAGTTGTGACTTTATTTTTCATTAATTTTTATAACTAGTACTGACAAATGTAAGATTACTGCCTTCTAATTGAAGTTTAATCATAAGCATTTTATACTCGTTATTTATATATATCGTTGCTTCGGAAAAGCTCAATATGGATATTAGTCTAAATAGCTCTATATCTAAAATTAATTCATAATCTAATTTATCTCCTTCATACCCTTCGGCGAGTATTGTAGTATAACTGTCAACGTTTTGTAGTTTTTTATCTGACAGTTCGGCGTACACATTTGTGTTTTCGGTTTTAAGATATAGTTTACTTGATTCGGTAACGAACGGTAGTGCTTTTAATATTGCGCTGTTCTTTTCTTTTGTCAGTTTAAAGTTAGTACTAAATGTAATGTCATCAATTTTATCAAAATTAAATACACCGTTTTTAGCTATGCTACTATCAAATAAATGATATGTAAATCGATTAGCACTGCTATTATATTTTATACAATTAGTCTGTATTTCTAGATCAATATTATCTTCATCTAAACATGATAAAATTTTAATTAGTTTTACTGTATCTGGTAAACATATATTATTTCGATCGGGTTGCTCCACCCAGTTAATCTTATATTCTGCTTTAAGAAAAATATTAGAATTATTATGTACTATAGTAGATATATTGTCATTTATATCTAGTGTTACAGATGAGTCTAATCGCGAGACTGGATTAAGAAAATTTTGAATAAAATTATCTTTATTCTTTATTGGTAGAATCATTATCTTCGTTCAATTTGATTCGTATATTAATTTCTTTTGCGTTCTTTGCAAGTCTACGTTCAATTAGAGTCAGGAATTTTGTAAGTTGTTTCTCAACGGAAGACACCCGCTCTATTAAATTGTTTAACAGAGCGGGATCTCCAGTCACTTGTTGTTGAGGGATAACTTGTTGAGGAACGACTTGTTGCTGTGCAGCTAATTGCTGTTGCTGTTGAATAAGCATTTGTTGCTGTGCAGCTAATTGCTGAGCATTCGCCTTATTATTCTTCTTTTTATATATTCCTTTTTCTACAGGAATATCCTGCATTGTAGCGCTTTTTTGAACAATATTCTTGTTCAGGTCCTTAGCTTGATCATTCATTTGATGAATGAACATTTTTAGTGCAACTTCGTCTTCCATTTTAATCTAAAGTATCAAGTAGTTCTTTGACTTTATCATCATCAATAGCAGCTGATTTAGAATCGTCTTTTGATGTAGTAGCATCTAAATCATCAAAATTCAAATCATCATCATCGTCGTCATCTGAAGAGACCGCGGATGGTACTGCAGCAGTCTCTTGACCGGGGTCTTCTGTAACACCATGATAATGCTCATTAAGCATTGTTTGCAGTTCGTCATAACTCTTAACAGGAAAAACATTTTCTAGGTCAAATGTCTGTTCGTAGATATCTTTAATAGTATCACCTGTTACTCCTGAGATTTGAGAAGGTGATGCAAAACGAGAACTTACATATGTCGGGTACCCACCTTGCTCTTCAACTTTAACTCTAAAGTTACAACCTTCCTTTGATAGGTCAAAAATCTTTTCACCAAATTCATCAGCATCTTCTCCTTCCATAGCTTCCATTACAATCTTATGTAATTGACGACCGAACCTAAGAATCTTCACCTTACCTTCATTCTCTGGGTTATCAGGATCCTTTACTACATAAACATTTACAAGCCAGTTCTCTTTACGGTTTAAAGCTTTTGCCTTGTCCTTCTCTTCTTCAGAACCAGTGCGTGAGATTCTATATCGTGCTTCTGCAATAGGATCTCTTTCTCCCCACGTTTGTGGACTAATTGCACTCTGAAATTGCCCAGTCATTTCACTCACCCAACCGTGTGAGTAATAATGAAAAAACGTCTTACTAGGGTCTTTTACAAACGGTACAAGACGCAATACATATGTATTACCTGGTTTCAATCGCATAATATTACCAGTAGATGTCTTTTGCGTGTCTTGAGCCATTGCTCCTCTAATCGATTCAAACATATTTTTCGTTGTCATTTTCTTTTTAATATTTCGTTAATGGTTTTCGTTAATTTTATTCCCAATGGTTTGATTTTTTTCGAAAATGTATATTTCGATCTCAAACTACTTAAAGTATTATAAAAACTACTGCATACAAATTCAACTATATTTTTTTCTAGCTTAATATTTTTCTCTGATACGTTAAGCGCTAATAAACTATAATAACTGATGTCTCTGTTTTTTAAATCTAAAATAAAATTTGGATACATACCTGATTCTACCTGTAGGTATTCATTACAAGTTGTAAGATTATTCTTGACACAGGTATCGTAAATAAATTTAAAGCTATCTCTTAATTTAACAATATTAAATTCGTGATCAGGTTCTGTTAATTCTAATTCTGTTACGTATTTTTTATATGTAGAAATAGCATTAAATGAACTGTAGAAATCTAAAGGCACATATTTTTCTGAATATAATTTATATGGTGCATTAAAAAATATATCTGGATCTATGTTTTTATTTTTTAAAGTACGTGATATTTTTTTTAATAGAACGTATTTTGTATCGTCTAGTTTTTGAAAATCTTTTCTTGGTGTGAATCCTTTTTTATTTCTAGAAGTCTTCAGATAAAGATTATATATATTTTTTTCAAAAACTGATAATTCGCTCATAAATCAATAGAATTTCTTTTGAGATATTTAGTTATATATTTACTTTTATACAAATAAGGATCATGTTGTAAAAATAATTTAACTAACTCAAAATTACTATCTAATAATAACGACGCTTTAAATAATTCTCTATACTTTTCTTCTTTAAGAACTAATAAAAATACATTGGCGAGATTAATTTTTCGGTTCTCGCAAATTGAAACAAAACTACATAATGTCAAGAAAATATGTACAATATCTTTTCGTTCTAAAATTGTATACGGACTGTCTGTCATTTTGTATCTAGTGGTTCGAATTGCTTGCTCAAAGAAAGCACATTATCGTTTAACATACCACCGGCTGCATATTCATGGCCACCACCATCACATATCTTCTTAGCAAAAGTACTTAAATTAAAATCTATATTTCTGTTTCTTCGGAGATATACTCTTTTGTTTTTTAAATTAATCATCATACATACATCGCAATCATAAGTATCAACTATATATTGACCTAAGTCGTTAATATATTCATTTGCAAATGTACTAATAAAATTATATTCTTTTCCACCTATAGATAATTTTGCTTTAAATAAATCTATGGTTTCCCTCATTTTTTTAAATTTATAAAAATGATAACTAATTATTTTATTTTGTTCGTTTGTAAATCCGAAGAAACCATTTTCAAAATCGTTAATAAAGTTTTGCAGCTTATCACCGTTTTTGTACCATAGATAAAAATTTAATTTATTACTCTCAGGGTATTTTAATTCGTAACAATCATAATCATTTGCAAATGTAATTAATTTTTTCTGTTCCTTAGTAAGATTTACATTTGGATATATATGATTTAATATTTGATATAAATGTTTACTGCATGATGTTTGATCTACGTCAATATATGTTTTAGCTAAAGAATAATCATCTTCATGAGATTTATGATGATCAAAAATAACTACATTTTTTTTGTCTATTAAATCTTTAATTTCTGTTGTATCTAAATCAAAGAAATACACTCTCTTATAATCTTCAATTTTATTATAATTGAGCCATCCTAATAATTTTTCACGTATATTAGAAACTTTTAAAGTAACAGCTTTTGGTTTAGTTTGTTTAAACCATGTATAAATTAAGTAACTGCAGCAACCGTCTAGATCTAGGTCAGTAAAAATTATTTCATCCTTATTATTCATCTAGTTCTTCTTCTGTTAAAATATTACCATAATGAGGCCAACCGTAATCTTCTGGATGTTCTCCTAAATATCTCCAACGTATTACATTAGTATCGGGATTGCGTTCATATATCTTTGGTCTTTGTTTATTGTTATCCTCAGACATTTTATATATTTACATCACTCTTCCGAATTGTACAGCGTCATCTTCCGCAGCGTTCACATCTTCATTTATATTCAAATCGTTATTCTCTGTAAGAGTAAGAGTGTTATAGTCTATTGACACTCGAGTACTACCTGTGTTAGAGCCAAATCGATTTTTAATAATACCTATATGAAGAGCATCATCTTCTTCGTCCTCTTCTGTTCTCCATATACTAACTATTGCGTCTGCAGTAGCTCCTAGACCATAACTCTCACCAATAGCATCTAACCCAGGTCCACCGGCATTATTACCCGTACCGTATCCTGTTCTATTTACTTGTGTTGCAGATACAATTGGACATTCAAAAGTATATGACATTGCTCTTACTTGTTCAGATATACTTTTTATTCGTTCATACGAATTATTACCATATGTACTTGCCATTAAGTTTAAATAATCAAGTACAATAATATCAGGTTTAAATTTTTTGTTTATTAGTTTTTTTATAAAACCTTCTAATTGTGGAGGTGTAATTGAACTCGGAGCAAATTCTTTAATTATAATATTTCCTCGAGGGTGTGTTATTTTGAATTTACCTACTCTATCTCTCAATTCTTCGACATGATCATCTAAATGATTTATAGGTAACCCAGTAAGCTTAGATGTAATTCGTTTACAATAAATCATTTCTGACATTTCAAGAGAAACAACTAAAACATTTTTATCTGCTGCTGCAGCGTTACTTGCTATATTACTCAAGAATATAGATTTTCCAACGTTAGTAGGACCAGCAAAAATATACATACTACGCCCTTGTTCGAGGAACCCTCCTCCTAATCTAGTATCAAGCCAATCCCAGCCTGTTTTAATTTTTTCTTCCCGTGTCGTTAGGTCAGTAATATGTTGTTCTACGTCTTTAAAATAATTATGACCTATATTTGTCGTAATAGAGATGTTACATGCTTTTGAGAATTTATCATGAATGCTTTTTACATCTCTTTCTTTATTATCAACAATTTCTAAAAATGTATTAAACACAGCTTGTTCTTGTAAAAACTTTTCTGTGTAAGATAGTAATAAGTCATTAGATAATTCTACTTCTAAAACATCAATGATTTTTTTACTTGCTTCATAATGCTGTTTAAGTTGTGGTGTGTTTAAATATAATTGTAATTCAGTAATAGTCGGACGTCTATTATTCTTCCGATAAAGTGCTTGAATGATTTTAATTATTTGCTGAAAGTCTTTATTCTTAAAAAATTTATAATTAAGATTATCAATAATAGAATTTAGATAAATTTCATCTTCTAGACAGTTCTTAAAAACTACCTTTTCTAAATACTCTAAATCTATGTCTAAGTAATTACTTTCGTTTGTTAGCATATTTAACGACAGTATTATAGAAGTAATCTTCTGATTTGCTATACTCCTCTGTGTGGTTGAGAAGACCGGGTGATTCATGAATAACATGAATAGGAGCAGTAGTTAATCGCAACCCTGCTAAATGACAGTCTAAACAAAACTTCAAATCATAATGATGAAATCCCTTAAGATTATTATCAAATCTTATTTTCTGTTGTACGATGGATTTAGTACGTACAGCGAAAAACAACCCGTCAAGTAAGATTACTTCTCGTGGAGTTGGTCCAAATATAGTTGGTGCATATTCTGTAGCTTTTGTATAATGTGATACTATTCCAGATAAGCTAGTTGGATTACACATTAAATGCCATAAACAAGGTTTTCGAACTCGCAACTTACTACCACCAGCTAATCCTACTACGTCAAACCCTTGTTGGAATTGAGTACGGATTTGTTTTAAAAAATTTATACTATCAATAAACACATCATCGTGAACAAATAAAATACAATCATATTTTTTTAGATTATTTGATGACAAATAGTCATTATATACGGAGCATAAACCATCAGTATTTTTATATGTAGGTTCGAGGTCAAACGTGGTAATAGTGTTGTTTTCGTGATAGGTTAAACTTTGAGATAGTTTAGTTCGCGTAAAGCCTGAATTACTATGTTTCGTTGCAACTGCGATTAAAGTTTTCATATAAAAAATGGAGAATTTAATTTAAATGTTTCAGTTTTAGTAAAGTTATTTTTACTAAAATTAAATTCATATATTGTTCCCTCCTCCGCCATATCCCATTCTGAAAACGGCGCAGAACTAAATGATTTATTATCAGTAAATAATGTAGAACCTGATCTAAAAATACGTAACCTACCCATATCTGGTTCATACATCCAACATCCAAATGTACCTTCAATTTCTGATAAAGCGTTTTGTATACCAGACATATATATCAACGGTAATATTATACTACTATCTACTTTATTGACTTTACCTGATAGTGCGTATTTTTCTTTTAATTTATCAAAATTTTGCAGTACTCCGTTATGCGCTAAGTATGTGTTTTTATATGAAAATGGATGTGATGTATCAGTACTAAATGTTCTAACTTCTGTCGTAGGAGACTGTACATGTCCTAGATAATATAAACAAAATGGGTGTTCTTCTATATGTCTATCAAAGTCTTGTTCGTATTTCGTCATTACACGAACATTATCTTTCAGCCCGCTAGGGAATATCATTGTTACACTACGTACAAAATTACCTCTTTCTGAGTTCTTTGTATATAGCTCTCTAAACGTTTTAATATCTGTTGAACCGAAAATACCACACATATTATTTTAATTGTATGAACTTTGTAACGCTTAGGCAACTTAAATCTTTGCACCCAGCGTACGAAATGGAGCTTTTAAGAGCCTTTTCAATCTCTCTTAATCTAATATTATACTCTGGAGCTAAGTCTATTTCTATTTGTCTCCCTTCAACGAAATTTAATTTATCTCCCTTTTGTGTATATGACGTGCTTCCATAATACTCTTTAAACCCGTCAACAATTTTAGCTGGTGAGTCTACACATCCTGCGAAGAAAGAACCAGCCATTACACAATCTGCTCCAGCGGCTAATGCCTTCGCAACATCTCCAAATTCTCGACAACCACCATCAGCCATTATTTTAGCTTTTGTTTTATGTGAGGTAATTTTTAATAATGTTGAAAACATTGGTGTACCAAAACCTGTTTTATATCTCGTAGTACAAATAACTCCAGATCCAATTCCTACTTTAACAACGTCAGCACCAGCGTCTTCTAAGAAATGAAATCCTTCGTATGTTCCAACATTACCAGCAATAATTATAGTATCAGGTAGATTCTTTTTAACATATCTAATCATATTACCGACTTTTTGATGATGACCATGCGCAACATCAATTGTAATAATATCAACTTTATAATTATTATCTATAACTGCTTCTAATTCTTGATATGATTTTTCATTTACCCCTATACTGACGCTTACACAATTACAATTAAGCTCATTAAGTTGTCGTACGGTTTCAAATACATCATGAAATCGATGCATAATATAAAAATAATTATTATCATCCAATTGCTTACAAAGTTTTAGATCTATTACCGTTTCCATATTAGATGGAACAACCGGTAGATTAAATGTAAACTTACCTAATTTAAAAGATGTGTCAGCGTTGTTTCGAGTATCTAATTGACTATATCCTGGTACTAATAAGATATCAGAATATTCTAGCTCTTTACCATGGTATATCTGTTCGCTCATATTTAATTGGGTCTTTAATTTTATTCTCTAAAAATCCTTGTATACGTGAACTACAAGCAGTACAATAACCACATGCAATTTCTTCACCTTCATAACAAGTCCAAGTATCTTCGAAACACACACCATTATCTAATCCTATCTTTATGATTTCTCTCTTAGATAGTTCAATTAATGGTGCCTCTATTTTAATTAGATTTTTTCTATTTAAACTCGTAACGCTATTAATTTCAGTTAAAAATTCCTTACTACCATCCCAGTACCCAGCTTGACTATCTACTAAAGCTGATCCATGATAAACAGTATCGGCCCCGACTGCTTCAGCATATGAACATGCAATAGACAACATCATCATATTACGAAACGGTACATAGTTTACAGTCTGAGCGTCTCCTAATACATCTCGAGCATGTGCTACTTTTATATTATTGTTTGTGAGTGAGGAGGTTGGAGCAATATCTCTAAAAAAAGTTATATCTATAATCTTATGCTCTTTAATATTATTATTCAGACCATCTAGCTGTCGATTATAACGCTCAACTTGAAGCTTAGCATATTCAATTTCTTTATTGTGCTTTTGACCGTAGTTGTATGTTAATGCGTATACCTCGTCGTGTTTTTGCGATGCAACACTTAAGATTACTGAACTATCTAAGCCTCCTGAAATAGGTACAACTGCTTTACTCATCTTCTTGTTCTAATATAGCACCCTCTTCTAATGATTTACCATACCGGTATTTTTCATTTATAGAAGATTCTAACTTAGGTAATATAGATTTCCACGTCTCTTCGTCATTGCGCCAATTCTTATAATAACCTAATTTTTTATCTCCCATACTATATGTAGAACCATTTTGTTGTACAATACCGTGAGATACGGCAATATCTTTTAATCCAGAATATTTTTCTAGACCTGTTTTGAAATTTAAATATGCTTCAGCTTGTAAAAATGCTGGAATAAATCTATTTTTTACAGTAAGCATTCGAAGAGTAACTCCAGAGTAGTTTCTACTTTCTGATAGTGCCTCATCGTTGTCGTTTGAAGCATCAGTTCTTTCTTTTTTAGCTGCCATTTGAACTAATAAAGAAGCCATGTACATAGGACCCGACCCACCAGCTTGTTGCTTGACTAAGGTAGGATGGAGTGCACCAGGATCAGCATATGTATGATTACTACATATAATAGTTGTACCGGTCACCGCGGCTTTATATGTAATAATACGCATCATGGATTTTAGCTGTTTGGCCCGCAGCCCCATGTCCATGGCTCCTTTATTAGACTCAGCATCAAGAATTTCTTTTGATGATGCTAAATTACCTAATGAATCTATTGATATAATAAATTTTCCGTGAAGTTCTGGTTCATTTTCTACTTCATCTAAAAATGCCATTATTTGATTACGACAGTTTTCTACAGTATCTATTGGAACATACTTTACATTAGAAACATCTAGACCTACATTTTCTGCACCTTCTTTTTCAATAGCGACCTCTGTGTCAAATATTATAGGTATCATTCCTTGCTTTTGAGCTTTAGCGAGAATTTTATTTAAAATAAAAGTCTTACCGCATTGAGACTCTCCAGCGAAAATTGTAATTCTACCCTTAGGTACGCCACCATGTAGTGACCCAGATAGGATAGAATTTAATACTAAACAACCTGTATCAATCCACTCTGTTACATTACTCAGAGTGTTTTTCTCTAAAGTAGTAGCATTGCTGTTAAGCTTTTGGAGCTTAGCAAATGCCTTATCAACCAGTTTTGACATATTATTCCTCGAATAATGTTACTTCGGGTATGTTCTCGTCAGATAGCGGGGCTGCTGCTGGTTCAGGGTTCGCTTCTTCCTTAACATTAATCTTAGCATTATAATGAACTAATATTTTATCGGAAATAGTAACCTCGACTTCTGTGTATTGAGTGTTTAGATATTTAAATATTGGCGCTTCACCGCTAGAAAATTCAGTAAAGAATAACGGCATAACATCAACTTTCATATTAGCAGCGTCATTGGGCGTTACCATAATCATCGCTGGTGCTTTAACTCTTAAAAGTGAATCTGTTTGCTCTACTAGCTCTCCGAAACACGTCCTACCTATACTATCAATGTATGTAATGATATCCATGTAATTATTATATTATCAAAAAATTAATTTGCAACGGGTATTTTAAAGAAATCAAATAAATCCGTATTAACAGCTTCCCCGGGTCGAAACGACTTCCAGTTTACGTTGTCATAAAACCTATCAATAACACTATAAACGATTTTATCAAACATTTTTTCATAGTCTATTTTAAAATCTTGTTCAAATTCCGGTGGTATGTCGTACTTAAAACCTAACGAATTCAAACCAAACTTGTTAGGAGAAACTGTATAAAAATATCTTATCTTATCACCGGAGCTAATATATTCGTGGTTATTAGAGATGTTATAATGATCTAAAAGTTTATTATAATATATAGAAGATTTTACATGAATCGGTGTTCCTTTTTTAACTGTCCAGTCTTTAGCATATATACTATATTTTTCGTATTCTTTAACACCCATAACAAACGCAATATCTCTTATAGGTAATGATTTAAAAATCTCATATGTCTCTTCAAAAATTTCATTTGTAGTGACTTGATTTTCAGTCATAATCATATGTTCGATAATTTTCTTTACATATGGTTTTATTGCATTGGGCATAGTAGTTCGAACTACTTCTACTCCAGTGTATTTAAATTTATTACAAACAACTCCTTCATCATCTAGTTTGTGTAAGACGTATCGCTTCTTTTGTAAAAATATACCTTTATCACAAATAGACTCTCGCTTAAAAACAAATCTAGGATCTTTAGTTAGTAATGTTTCTCTCGCCCATTTTTCAATATGAACATTTAAATCGTCTTCGATGTCTTGTACTAATTTATAAACCCTATCATCTATTTTATTATTTTCATGCAGCGGGATATTTAAATTCTCGAGGATCGGAGTTATTGTACAATACGAACTATCTGTATCATTATAAATAATAGGATCGTTATTATCTAGTTCTCTATCAGATAATCCTGTTACTCTTTTTATATAATTTCTTAGAATAATATTGCTTTGTTTAATTACATCTCGTCCAGTTAGCGTAATTGACCGTGCAATATCACCATCAGCCATGGCGGAGTTTTTATTACCAAAATATCCATAAATCCTGTTAATAAGAATTTTTAACGTAAATTGCCAGATCCATAATTGATCAATTTTAAATTTAGTGTCATTTATCTTTTGTTGTAAAATTTTCTTTGATTCGTTGTTAGTTTCTTTTTCTAATTTTACTGATAGTTGATGTAATTCTTCACGAGCTTCGTTCCATTCTTGTTTTTTTCCTGATCGTATAGCATAAAAGTGATCTGTAATTCTAGGAAAAATTCCTTTGTTCTTTTGTGAAAAAAGCTTCTTAGCTCTTGTTACTGCTATTTCATTTTTAGCGCACCATTTATTAAAATCCCCATAAGACATTTCAATATCTTTATTGTTTATTGTCTTTATATATACCTTACCATTATCTGTGCCTACAATACTACCGATCTTTGTTTCCGGGCTTAAATTAAGAGTTACCATCACACTCGGATATAGTGAGTTAGCATCAAATGATATAATATTTTTTTGAAATCCACGCTGAGGTTCACCTACATACGCTCCCTCATACTTACCAGATCTGTCATCTCCTTTTATAAAAGTTGGTATAACTCTAGGTGGGTCTGACTTTCTCGCTTCAACGATAGCACGACCATTAACTGTACTAATAGTACCTAATGCCGCGTTAAATGGAGTTAACCCTATGTAAGACAGCATTCTTGCTAAATCCATATACATGAGCTTAGCATCCAGTTTTACTAACAATCTTACGTCATGAATATTGTAATCAACAAATTTGTCCCAATCTTCTATAGACAGTGTTGCAAGGTTAGTTTCTCCTATATCTACCTTGTTCTCTCCTAGTTCTATATGAGCTATATTATCTAACTTATAACTATCTTTCATGCCCATGCTGAAGGTTTTATACACATCTAGATAATCTAACATTGATACCCCTTCAACTACGTATTTTGATGTTTGTTGACCGAAATTACCACGGTACACACGTTGGTAAATTGGCTTCATAATTTCATCATGTACGGGTGAAAATAACCGGGTAGCGTCTTCTCCTAATAAGTTTCTAACTCGATTAATTACATATGGTATATCAAAAGTCTCACTAGCCCAACCAGATAAAATATCAGGTCGATCCTTGCAGTAAAAATCTAAAAACTTTTGTAATAATTCAACCTCAGACTTGCAGTGAATATATTTTACGTCATCAGATTTTGGTTTATATGGATTAATACCCCACGTAAAATACATTTTTTCGACGGTGTCATAGATAGTAATTACATTAATCATATGACTGGCTTCGTCTGGTTTTGGAAACTCGTCAGGGGAATATGTCTCAATATCAAAGAACCATATCTTAAGAGGGAACTTGCTAAATTCGTCTGTTTCGTTTACTTCCCAAAACCTATCAACTAAAAATTGTTGGTAGGGAGAAATATTTTCATAAATTTTATGATCATTAAGATCTTCGATTTTTTTTCTTCTATCTAGCTCGCTGTTTGCAATATGTCTTCGAAGTTTTGTACCATACAATGAAGTTGCGTCGTATCGATTTGAATTCGTTTCAGAATAAAAATATGGACGATACGGACAATCAGTTTCAATTCTAACTCCATTCTCGTCCCATGTATACAGCCGCATAATGCGCTGATTTGGTATGTACGCTAAGTTTCTATACACTCTTTATAGTATAAAGAATATGAAGCAATAAATCAACTAATTCCGTTTAAGCGATTAAGATTTTTTCTCTTTGGATCACCGTACGGAAATGAATATAACTCAGTGTAGAAGTTAATATTATCTTCCATCCATCTGGATTTCATATACTCTCGAGCTCGTCTTACCTCTTTTATATATTTTTTATAATCACTAGTTAGATATTTTATTTTATCTATTAAGTCATCTCCGGTAGTGAATTTATGAAATGCAGTATCATATGTGCATAAGTCTTGACAGATAGTCGGAATCCCTAGCGCACACCCTTCAATAAATTTTAAATCACTTTTAGCTTTATTAAAAGTACTATTTTCTAATGGAGCGTAAAAGACTGTAGGGTTCTTACTGTTTATATACGCAGGGTAATCTACTAAATTAGTCCATTCATGATATTCAATCTTTTTTTGTGATATTAAATCTCTTAGTGTTAATGGAAACCCGCCTATAAATACCCATTGGAATTTGTCTACTGTTTTTCTTATTACATCGTTAATATGGAAAAAATCATCTTTCTGTTTGATTCTATTTTCAATATCGAAATGAGCGCCGCTACCGCAATATACTACTCTTGGTTTATGTTTAAATTTTTGAAAATTTTCTTTAATTTTTGTAAGATCAAAATATCTATCCATCCAAAATCTAGGAATAAAATTAGGCACAACGGTTACTTGTTTGTTACCGGTTTTTTCCATATAGTACTCCTTCATAAACTTATTGGTTACAGTAATTTCATCACATGCAGCCATGATTTCCATACTAGTTTGTCTAATTTTTGGATCTTCAAACGCAAATCTAAATTTATTATAATGTGGTATATCTTCTTTAAATATTATATCGTCTATTTCGTATATGACGTTAAAATGTAATTCTTTGGCTAATTCTTTTAACCATTTTATATAACTTGCTTGAGTTTGAGTTGCTTGTCGTTGAATTCGAACTGTTTTAACTCCACTATAAAAAGCCTTATCTCCAATCATTACCGTACCCCCCTGTACGTTTGCTTTATTATAGCAGTTAAGCAGCAACTCTGGCCAGATCATTCTCCAATGACCACATCCTGAATAATCTGCGTAAAAATTTAAACCTCGGGGAAGATCTGGTGCAGCACTATCTGTCTTAGGACGTTCGTTTTTATGTCGAGGTAGAGCTAAAGACGGATTACCCGTCGGCGGTGGTGCGAATGGCAAGCGAGGTATATGATTGTAATGAGAAATCATTATATAAATTTATTGCTAATTATTGGATAAATCCACACGCGTTGTAACGCTATTTTTCTTTTCTAGCATAATAACTTCACCTGAAGCTGCCTTAACGGATTCTTTTCTATGAGAGATAACATATATGCTTTCATGATGTTTATCTACTCGTTCATTAATTATATTTAACACTAGTTCTACTCCCTTCTCATCAAGTGAACTATCTAATAATTCATCGAACATTAATAGATTATACGCTACGTCACCTTGTAACCTTCTCATATCTATAAATGTGAATAAAATAGCAAGATCTATATTTTTTCTCTCAGCACCAGAAAAATTAAAATATGAGCACTGTTCATTTTTTTCATTTACAATTTCTTCTTCAAAATATTCATTAAATCTACAGATACAATTTGCGTCCATTTTTTGTAGATAATATAATAATCGTGTGTTTAAAATATCTAAAATCTTTTTTACAATAAATGATTTGACACCTTCTTCTGATAAAATATATTTTACCACTTCTAATATTTCTAAATCAGAATGTATATTATTTGATACCTCTTCTAATTCGTCAACTTCTTTTGCTTTTACTTTTAATTTATTGTTTAGTTCTTTTACTTCTAAACTCGTTTCTCTTTTTGTTAGTTCTTGTAATTCGCTTTCATTTTCACCTCGATCATTTTCAAGACTATTAATATGTACCGTGGTTAATCTGTTGTTATTATGAACTGTTTTTATAGTAGAAATATATTCATTAAGTTGAGACTCGGCGGTAATATTATTTTCCTTTAAATTAAAAATATTTTTTTGTTGTTGTAATAAGCTTTCAATATCTTGTTCACAATTATCGATATCTTTTTTAATTTTATTTTTTTCCTGTAAGATATGATCTCTATCTTCACTAGTAATTTGTCGTAAGCAGACAGGACAACTGTCCCCCTCCGTGCCCATGCTAGAGGTTTGTTTTTTATAAAATTTAATTTCAGTTTGATGTTGAGTAATTTTATTTGAAATAGAGTCTAATTGATTTTGAATATCTGTTAGTTTATTTTTTATAAATTTTAGTTTTTCTTTGCTTTTGTTGTATAAGTCTTTATTTATTTTTTTAATTTTTGTTTTATTTTGCTCTATTTCTTCATTTATAATTTTTATTCTATCATTTATTTTATTTTTCCTCTCAATAATATTAGTTACTATTTTTTCTTTTTGGTCGTTGAGAAGTTTAAAGATATTAGTTGCATGATCAAAGTCTTTTGTAATGTGCTCATATTTTTTCTGTACGTCATTATATTCAGACCGTGCTCTTAATAACATATCGGAGAAAATTTCTAAATTTAAAATACCTTCAATAAATTTTCTTTTTTCAACCTTCTTTTGTGCCATAAAAGGCAACGTAGTGTTGAGTGACATTATAACACAGTTTTGAAATACCTCAGGAGAGCAACTAAGTATGTTTTTTATTTTTTTACTAGTGTTAGGTATTGTACTTTCTGTTACATCAACGTCATTAGCATACAGATAACATTTTGTAGGTTTTAATTTACGTATAATGCGATAGTTATCTGTTTTATTGTTTTCATTTATTGAAAAATGTACTTCAACATATGTATTTTTCTTATTTACAGAATTTACAATAAAGTCTTTCGACACTTCACGTATAGTCTCACCAAAAATAGCAAAATGTATTGCATCAGCAATTGTTGACTTACCAACTCCGTTTCTTCTATCTTGTTTATCTCTATTAACACCGGTAATTATGTTTAGGCCTGTTTTGAAATTAATTTCGATCGGCTCTTTTCCGATTGATAAGAAATTACTAATTTTTATTGAATTGAAATTTATATACTTCATACAAATTGATTATACAAATGTACGGTTCTCCTTACTACTTCTTCCTTGTTGTCTATATCTAAGGACTCAATATATTCTATAATACATTGCTTAATATTCAAGTCTCCTAACTCGTTCGTTATTGCGATATTATCACCGATACTAAATTTATGTAAATAATCTGTTACTAATGAGAAAGGTGCTTCAAAATTTATAGATGCTATTATTTTATCGAGTATGTTTGTCTTTATATCCTTATCAATAACAATTTTTATAGCTAACTTCGACCAACCGACCTCCTTTGCGATTGTTTTTAGTTTTTCAAGTTCACTTAAGTTTACTTTTACATGAATAGGTGATATTTTATTTTCAATGAAAGTATACTCTATGTCTTGCCCACTAAGATCAAGAATATAAAAACCTTTCTGGTCTTGTATATCGTTAAAATCCATTTCAAACGGATTTCCTGCATAAATTATCTCTCCATTTGAATATTTTCGACGCTGACGTTTGTGAAAGTGACCAGAAATTATAAGATTAGATTTTGTTAGTAAGTCACACGATTGAACGCCCGATTCACATACTTTAAAGCTATTAAAATTGAAATTTTCAATTTCAAAATGTCCGATTATTAAATCAGATTCTGAAATCTCACCTATACTAGTTCCCCATGGACAAAAACAAATATTAAACCCGAACATATTTTGCACGCTCGGTTCATTAATAATATGAATATTGTTCCTATTACTTAAAATAGATAGTGAATGTACATTCGAGTTATCTTTATAATATGCGTCATGATTACCAGGAATCATGAATATTTCAAAATCATTAAATAAGTCTAGTAAATTATTTGCAAAATGTAAAGATTTAACGTTTATTTCGTCTCTATAGTGAAAAAAATCCCCGCCAAATATTATTTTAGTGATTTTTTCCTTTCTTAACTCCGTCGTAAACCATTTTGCCCATTCAAATGCTACATCATGCCATTTTTCACTGTTTTGATGTATGCCAATATGTAAATCGGAGAAGAAGCCGATTTTTTTATTGTTTTCAGTTACCATTATGTGTATAATTCTCGATCGTAGTCTTTAACTGGTTGTTTATTAGCAATTCTTTCTTCATCAGCTAAAGATCCATATACTTGTTCTTGATAATCACTAATTGTTTCTCTATATTTTTTTTCCTTCTTTATTCTATTAATAAATGCGTGATATGCAATAGTAGTAAAATATGAAAACGGATTTGACTCAGAATCAAGATTAAATTTTTTATTTTTTACAGCAGCTATCATTTTTACAACAGCATCACCTATCATTTCGTCTTTATAACTATAGTTTATAAAGTTTGGAGAATAACTTAAACCGACAGCGATTTTATAAACTGACTCAGCTAGTTCGTCAATTAAATCATCCGTGCTATAATATTCTGTTAGTTGTTGTAAAAATTGTTTTGGATTAACGTAATATGTTTTTTTATTTGGTTTCTTTGTCTTTGGTTTCATGATACTGGGTAAATTTATATTTTATGTGTTCGCTGTCATACAATGATAACCGTTGCTCTACATGACGTTGACCATAACGTAGATTATCAGCGATATCAAAGATTATAAGCTCTTTCTTATCATTATGCAAGCGCAGGCCTCGACCTATACTTTGTATAATTTTTATCTTTGCTTTTCCACCGCTAGCAAACACTAAATAATGTAAATTTTTAATATTAATACCTGTAGAAAATATTTTTGATATAGCGACGATTATTATATCTTTTTGGCGCTCCATTAATTCTTGTATTTTTTTACGCTCTTTTACTTCCACGTCGCCCCTAATAAAATATATTTGTTTATTTTTACAAATATCTGTTAAGGTATTAAGCAATAACTCACCATGTTCT